ATTCTTAACCTCTTCCATTCAAAATAACAACTTCTCTCCTCCTCCTCTAACTCTTTCTCTTTATAATCCTCAAACTAATTCCTTTCAATCTTCAACTCCTCAACCTTTAACTCCTCAACCAATTCAACCTCAACCTCAACCAATTCAAACTCAACCAACTACTCCTCCTCTTCAACAACCTACCACATCTCAACCAACTCAACCCACTCAACAAATTCCCACTTCACCACCTCACCCTTCCCTCTAACTCTTTCCTAAACTTCTGGGGCCTCGCGGCCCCATTTTTTTCTTGTGGACCGGCACGTCTGTCCGGCATCGTAGAGCTCGGGGTGCTGACCGGCATCTTACAGAGTAGTTTACTTGAAGATATTCTCGAGGAATACCGGGAGAGTGACCCGCGTCCTATCTTTTCCTCTCTCTCAACATCCTTTTAAAATTATCTCTGGTTGTCACTCAATAATTTTTTAAATCCTTCTTTCTTTTAATTTAACCAATCCGGAGGTGCAACATGTGTCCATCATATAATCCAGACGAAGACTGGGAAGAACTCGAGGGCGAAGAAGCTCAGTGCTCTAACTGTTATCATGAAGAAGACTTTCCTCATGAGACTTTAGTGCTCAACAAACATACACAGCAGACTTATTGTCTATACTGTCATAGATAAAGAGAGAGAGAAAACTGGGAGAGCCTTCGGGCTCTTCCTTTTTTAATAGTAACCACCATCATCCATCAACCATAAAGGAGAACTCTATGTTCCGTGAAACATCCGCTAAAGACCTTGAAGATAAAATCATCATACTTGAAGCTAAACTTGATTTAATCTTAGCTAAACTTGATCCAAATCCTGAAGAGCTCTTATCAACATCTGAAATTAACATGATGAAATCTTGGAAAGCTCAAGCAATCTCTATGGACGAAGAAAGATCTAATGAAGCTGATAACACACCTACAGGATCTTAACCAATCTCTATTAAAATACCCTCACTGTCGCTCGGGTATTTTTTAAATCCTTATCTTCTCTAATCATAAATTATCTTGCAGTGGCTGTATTAATCCACGAAATGCAGATACCTGATGTACACACATCTTAGGAGAAGTAAAGCCACAGTCTACAGTGAGCATCGTGTAGACATGCCTGAGTAAGCATCATAAAACTGCTCATCTTTATTTTAACCTCTAGCATAGAAAGGTACTATTCATGCAGAATTTTGAAGCACGTAATTATCGTATAGATAATGTAGAATTAAATTGGGCTAAATTAGCCAGACCTGTCAACCCATTCGGCACAGAGCAATGGGAACTTCAGATAGCTACAAAAGATAAAGCTATCGCAGAAAACTGGGCTGCTAATCATTTCACAGTTAAAAATGATAAAGTAGATCCTGAAAAATTCACAGTTTCTCTAAAGCGAAAAGCTGTTAAAGCAGATGGATCAGCCAATGGTCCTGTTAAAGTTGTAGACGCTCAAGCACAGCCTTTTGCAGATGTCTCTACAATCGGCAATGGTTCTACTGGAAACGTTGTTGTATACCAATACGCTTATGAAACAGCTGGTCGTAGTGGTATCGCTAGTTCTCTTACAGCAGTTCAGATTCTTAGTCTTAAAGAATACTCTGGTGCTGTAATGTTTGAACCAGTAGCTGTAGACACACCAGCAGAATCTGGAACCGCAGAACAGATGCCGTTCTAGCACTGATGGACATTGAGGCTAGGAAATCTTCGGATCTCCTAGTCTCCTTTAAAATAATCCTACCGACATCCGGAGGTTCTATGAAAGATCTAAAAGCACGTTGTACTAATACTAAACAGGTAATTCTCACTGATCCGATGGATGAAGATGAGATTATTGGGTTAATCGCTTTAGCGAGCTCACTTGGCATTGAAGTAACTGTAAGTCAATCTGCTAAAATACTATTATTCAAATGTGACACTCTTACTGAAGTGTTCGACATTCTATCAGAGTTTGGTCTGATGGAATACATCGGTAGTCTCCGAGAAATTATTGAATGGACTATTATTCGTGGAGACTCAAGCAATCCTGCTAAAATAATTAAATTTAAACCAAAAGAAAGATAAGCTATGAAATATTTAATCATACTATTATCAGCTGGTGCTCTTGCTAGCTGCTCATTTATGCCACCACCTCTAAATGATCCCCATATTTCTACCTTTGGTAAGAAGTGTAATGAAGAAGTATGGAGTTACGTTTGGATTACTAAGAGAGGCGAGAATCTTACAGCATCTGAAGAGAACTGTAAAATTCCGATTAAACAATGAATGATAATAATAAACCTGTTGAAGGTCTGAAAGGTAAATTCGTTTCAGAACCTAAAGACTTTAGTGTTCCTTTAATGACTGAAGAATTCAAAAAGAATTATGCAGCAGATCTTAAAGAACAAATCATTAGAAAAGCTAAAGTTAATCGTGAGTGGGCAAAAGACCACTTAGAAATTATTATGTAGAAAGGACTGCTTATGTCAGTTTATAGATTACCTCGAAATCGTAAAAATGATTATCGTACACCTAGTTATCGTTTCACAGTAGCTAGTAAAGATGATCCAAGTCTAGTTGCTCTTAGAGAAGGTATTACTTTAAGAAATGCTCAAGTAAGAAAACGTGCTAGAACTTGGCAGAAAATTAATGAATATGATAAACTATACACTGTCAGACTTATGGGACGTGGACCACGAAGATGGCATACTAAATATCAACCAACCACTGCAAGATACTTAAAAGGTTCATTCGGTATTCCTCAGCATCAAAAGTTATTACATGGTAATGCTGATTCTAATTTAAACCATAAGTTTGCTGAAGAGTTTGATGTTTATGTACATAGATCTACAGAAATGGAAGATGCTCTTCAAACTGAAATAGAAACTGGTCAAAGTCCTGGAGTTCAAAGACAAATTGAAAATCTTAAGCATGAAATTTGGAATCTTGAATTCAAAGCCAGAAATACTCTTAGAGATTCCAGAGTCAAAGTATGACTATAGAACAGCTTGATAAAGTCATTAACATACTAAAAGATGCAAAGTCTGCTATCTTATATATTAATGATCCAGCAGTTGAGAGAACTTGTTATACTTGTGCAGATAAAGTTATTCGATTAGAAAATCTTAATGATGCACAATCTCTTGATGAAGTTGAAATCTTTATTAATGATTCTATTGATGAATTAAATTGGCTTAGGAATGAATTACATGCATAACGATAATATTAGTCCTTTATGGGAAATTGCCGGTATAGCAGCAGGTTTCTTTATTATATTACGTGCTATAATGTACTGGTGGTCTTATAAATAATAACTAAAATCCTGAGCATGATTTAAAACTGCTCATTCCTTTTAACAACTTATAGGTAAAGAAAATGTTTGAAGCATTTGTATTAGTATGCTATATGGGTAATGTAAACTACTGCAAACCCGTAAAAGATACTCGTGGACCATATGAAGAAATTCAAATGTGTCACAGTCGTCTTGAAGAAATGAAAGATGATCTAATAAATATATTCCCTGAAACCAAGCTCTTACCACATACAGGCTATTGTGGAAAAGCTAAAGAAGAAAGGATAGCCTTATGAAGGATGATGATTACTACAAAGAATACTTTAATTTCTTAGATGAACTTCGAGAAAGTGGAGTAACAAATATGTTTGGTGCAGTTCCATATTTAATGGATGAATTCGTATTAGATAAAGATGAAGCACTTAATATTCTTAGTAAATGGATGGAGAGTTATCAATGAGTTTATCTACACTTTATAAAGACATCGTTAAAGAAATCGAAGCCTCTACTGAAACAGAACTTGATGATATGGGACATGCAATTTATGATATGATCCAAGATAGAAAAGATTATGTTAGAAATACTCTTTATGAAACTATTATAAATCATCATAAATGTACTGAAACTGTTGAAGATCTAGAAATTATCATTAAAGGTAATAGTAGATATGAAAACCTTGATGATATGCTTGAAGCTCTATTTTGTGATAATCTTAAATCTGCTTTTGGTATAAACTAATGACTCATATATTATTCACAGTTATCCTTGTTTCTGCTATAGCATACTATATGAAACTAGATAAAAATTCTTATCTACTTGCTATGGTTACTATCATCCCTTTAATGATTGCTTATAAATTATATCTAGGAGAGTTATAATGGAATTAAAATTTAAATTGTTACTATCTGAAAAAGAAAGAGATCTTATAATCGATCTTATTGAACATCGAGTATTCTTAATTAATTCTAGACTTGATGAAGAAAAGAAATCTGTCGATTGTAAAGAACTTGATATGCTTCGTAAAATAGGAGATCGTTTAACATGATACATAAAAATCTATTTGATCATAATAAATTTGGTGATTCTATTAATTACAACGTATTAGTATGTAATCAACAATATTCTGAAAAGAAAATTGCAATCAAAGTAGAAGAAATTGAATCAATTGAAGAATGGAATACTAATTCTTTATGTATATACATGCGATCAGGTACCAGACTTTATGTTAAAGGCAAACTATCAGATATATTTAAGGATATAAAGAAATGATTAAATTATTCCACTTCGACGTTTCTGAAAGATCTTCTGTTGATAACCGAGTTCGAGCATTTGCTAAAGCTACAGCTCTTGATCTCGGATTAATTACTAAAGAAGAAATTAAAACTAAACAAAAAATAAATGGAACTCACTGGGTTCCGTTAGGTTCTTTCAAAAATAAGAAAGATGCTTATGACTATATTCAAGTTCTTCGTGATGAACAGAAAGCGAATAGAGTATGAAAGCAATACTTATAAATCCTATTGACGAAACCATTAAAGAAGTATTTTATGAAGGAAATAAACAATATTCAAGATTACATTGGATGCAAGATACTATAAATTGTAATACAATTGATGGTGTACGTTTAGATGAATGGGGCCAATATATGTATATTGATGATGAAGGAATGCTTTCAAATATGAATTACTTCTTTAGATATACTAATAATGATTATTATGTAGAACCTATATTAATAGCAGGAAAAGCTTTAGCTGTAGGAACCAATGAAGAAGGTGACGATATAGAACCTGAAATAACTATTGGTGAATTAAGATCTAGAATACAATTTCTAGGTAGAAAGGCGTTGCATTAATGACTAGAAAACACTTCAAGGCTTTAGCACAATTTGCAGGTTCTAATAATTTAGATGATGATCTAATTGTAGAACTCGCTGATGTATGTAAAAGTTTTAATAGAAGATTCGATCGCAATAGATTCTTTGACGCAGTTATTGCTCAAAGAACTCAATTAGATCGAGAAAAGTTAAGATGAGTTTAAAGGCGCAAGTAAGTAACTTTGCCTTTAATATGCAATGAGAGTCAAGGCCTCCTACTTGGTAGCGACAAGTAAAAAATGCGACTCCTAGCTCACTCGGCCTGGTGAGATTGCAAAAATAAGCCTAGAGTATATTGTCAGAATTCTGACAGTACTCTAGGCTTTTTTAAAGTTCTTACCGGCATCCTTTTTTAGAAAACCCACATCCGAAATCATTCGTTTGCGGCCGATAGCTCTACAATTTTCTTTTGCAGTTCTTCTTCAGACAACTCAGAAGCATCTAACGACAAATTAGTCTGGTCGATTCGCTGTAACTTTGGCTGCTCATATTCAGCAAGTGCTATTGCTAAACGCTCAATTGTTTCTTGATCTTCTACTTGTATAGCTTTTGCTAACTGAATCTTAAGAATCTCAACAGCTGATGGCATTTCAGTTATAACTTCATCTCGAATCTTTTTAAACTCAGAGGCTGATAGTTTCATAGCTTCTCGAAGTGCTTTATTTTGTCGACGTTTCTCTGCGCCGCGTGCCTGCATCTCTCGAGCTGTATTAGAATCAATAACTGGTCGAAGTTGTGCAAGTGAATTAGGGTGCTTACCGCAATTTTCATAACCCATAATAACCTCCTTAATATCTTTTAGGAGACATTTAAACTTTAAGTAAAATACCCTCGCTGTCGCTCGGGTATTTTTTAAACCAATTTATTTAGGACAAAACAATGCTAATAAAACCTATAAACCCTATAGCACGAACTTTAGAAGATCCAAAGTATCGTCCTAAAACCATACCTAGTAAAAAGGTATACAACAGAAAGAAAGAAAATGACAGATTACGGAAGAATAATAAAAGAATGCGAAAAGGATATGAAAAATCCTGAATTCGTTAAAAGATATAACGCCTTATTTATGAAAGGAAATAAAATGGCAAAAGTAACAGCATCAACAATCTTACATGAAGCAGCTGAGCTTAAAGAAAAGAAGCAAGCTGATTATCAAGGAGACATGTGGACAGAAGAAGATTACTTTCCATATGGTAATAAGTCATACATGCATATGATTCATACTAAATATTTACGTATGAGAAGTCTTGCAGAAAATGAAGACAAAGAAATTAACTTTGAATCATTAGAAGATACACTTGTAGATATGGCAGTTTATTGCGCAATGTTTGCTGCGTATTTAGAAAATAAGAAATTAGAAAAACCTGTAATGAGGTCTGGATAATGACCAGATATGAAAGCAAATACTTACGTATAGCAGATGAGATCTTAATGCATGGTGATTATAGAGAAACTAGAAATGGCTGGGTAAAATCTATATTTACTCAGACTTTACATTTTGATATGAGTGATGATCGATTTCCTGTTCTTACTACACGTAAAATGAATATTAACAGCGTACTTGGTGAATATGCAGCAATTATTAGAGAACCTAATAATATAAAAGATTTTCAGAAATGGGGGTGTAATTATTGGAATGAGTTCGGAGATAGTAATACTGGTGATTTACGTATTGATTACGGTAATAGTTGGGTTGACTATAATGGTGTCAATCAAATCGAAAGATTAATATATAATATTAATGAGAACCCACATAGTCGAAGACTAATAGTAGATGCATGGAATCCTGAAAATATATCTACATCTAGTTTACCCTGCTGCCATTTTATGTATCAATTTTATGTAGATAATTCTCATTTAGATTTAACAGTCTATCAAAGATCTGGTGACTGGATGATTGGTGTTCCTAGCGATATGATATTTGCAGCAACTTTCTTAGCAAATATTGCAAGTATTACTAACTTAAAACCAAGAAGAATTAATTTAATTGTAGGTGACTGCCATATTTATGAAGAACATTTTAGTAAAGTAACTGAACAAATGAGTAGAGCTATAACAACACCACCATTATATAGTTTACTACGCCAATATAAATTTGCAGATTTTGAACCTACAGATTTAAATATATTAGACTATAAACATAAGGAGTTTATAAAGTATGACCTTAAAAAGTGAATGGTTGTCAGACATAAATGATATGCACTATAAATTTGGTGCAACAGAGTGGGTAGATAACATGCACCGCTCAAAGAATTATAAATTATTAAAAGATTTTCTTGCATTCAGATTAGATTTTCTTGAAGAAGAATTCGAAGAAACTCAAGCAGCTTTCTTTAAGAATGATTCTAAAGAAGTTGTTGATGGATTAATTGATCTTATTGTTATTGCAATTGGTACACTAGATTTATTTAAATGTGATGCTGATGTAGTATGGGATAAGATACATCATTCTAATATGGCTAAGAAACCTGGAGCAAATAAATCCAGACAAAATCCATTTGGTTTACCGGATATGGTGAAACCAAAAGATTGGGTAGCACCTAAAATAACTAAAGAAGATTGTGGTATACTACCTGACATTCTAAATCCTGAAGATAGAGATAAAAGAGATTTAGAAAATGAATTTAAAAATAATATAGCTAACCTACAATATGAGGAATAGATATGAGTAAAAACGATTTACAAGAAACTAATGTAGCTAAAGAAAAGACATTAACAATTGATGACATTAGAGCAACAATTATTGGTGATCAAAATAAATTAATACTGCTAAATGTATTTGATAATTTAGTTAATGAAAACAAAAACTTAAGAATAGAATTAGAAAAATCTAAAGAAATAAAATCATTTGAAGAATAGAATCTAACGATTCGGAAAGGAATAATATGAGACTCACGTTTGATATAGAAACGGACGGTCTTGATGCAACTAAGATATGGTGTTTAGTTATACAAGACTTAGACACCAAACGCATCATGAGATATACAGATAACTCTAAATCCTATGACGGTGACATCAAAATGGGATTAACATTATTGCAACACGCAAAATTACTAATAGCACATAATGGAATAGGGTTTGATGCATTAATAATAAAGAAACTTTATGATATTGATTTGTATAATGGAGATAGATTCTTTGATACATGGATAGCATCTCAAGTATTAAATTACAGACGACCACATAAACATGGGTTAGCTGGATGGGGTGAATATTTTAAATACCATAAAGGTAACTACGATGATTGGACAAAGTTCACTGATAAAATGATGGAGTATTGTGTTAGAGATGTTAAACTAAATACCATAATATACAATCATCTTATAGTAGAACTAAAAGATTTAGCAGAAAAGAATCCATTAATACGTAAAGGTTTAAAGAATGAGATGGCAACTGCTAAGTTCGATGCATACTGTAGGTACTATGGATGGTCATTCAATAAAGATAAAGCCTTGAATTTATTAGATAAAATCAAATCTCGAATGAATGAAATAGAAAAAGTTGTTGAGCCTAAACTTCCAGCAGTTACTCGGTTAATTGATAAGCAACCTAAGACACCTAAGTTTACTAAGAAAGGTTATTACACTGCAGCTACTGCACGTATGCTAAGTGAGTATCTAAAAGTAGATGTTAAACCAGAGAACACTAAAGTCTGGCCAGCAGGTAGAGAGTTTCAAAGAAAGATAACAAAGCCTGCAAACCTAGGTAACTTAGAACAAGTTAAAGAATATCTTTATACAATCGGATGGGAACCTGATGATTGGAAGATGGAAAGAATGGGCAGAGAGTTCATTAAGAAAACACCTAAGCTAACTAAAACTTCTTTAGATAAATTAGGTTGGGATGGATCTGCTATACATCATTGGACAACACTCAGATCTAGACGCGGTGTAGTAGAAGGTTGGATAGAAAACCTACAGTTTGGTAGAAGATTACATGGTAAACTCTGGGTAGTGGGTACACCTACATTCAGATGTCGTCATGAAGTTATCGCTAATCTACCTGCAGTAACTGCTGAACTTGGTAAAGAACTTCGTGAATTACTAGTAGCAGAACCAGGAAGAAAGATAGTAGGTGCTGACTCTAGCGGTAATCAATTCAGATCTCTTGCACATTATGCTAAAGATAATAACCTCACCAATCAGATTATGAGTGGAGATATACATCAGTATAATGCAGACATCATTGATACTGATAGACGTACTGCAAAAACCTGGATCTATGCATTTCTATTTGGTGCTGGTGCTACTAAACTTGGTAAAGTATTAACAGGTGTTGGTAATATCAAGAGAGGTAAAGAATCTATTGAAGCATACGGTAATGCGATTCCTGGATTGAAAGCATTAAAAGATAAATTAGTTTCTATATGGAATAGAACAGATGCACAAAGTAGTGTTGAAGGTTATGTTCCTGGTCTTGATGGTCGTAAAGTATATACACCTCAGGATTATCAGACACTTAATTATCTATTACAAAGCTGTGAAGCTATCACAACTAAAGCAGCAGTAGCTTATCAAATGAATAAGATTAAAGAAGAAAAGCTGGATGCTGAACCTAGACTTTATTATCATGATGAAGTAGCTTGGTCTGCAGCAGATAAAGATGCTAACCGAGTATTAGAAATTCTAATAGAATCATTTGCTGAAGGTCCTAAAGAAGTGGGTGTAGATATTATGGCAGGTGATGGAACTATCGGTTCTAATTATGCGGAGGTGCACTAATGATTGTAGATATTAGAGTAACTCAAGATTTTATTTATCAATGTGATGCGCGTGCTACTAAATATAATCCAAGAGGTAGAACATACGAACAGCTAAGACTTGATATTGAATGTGAAATCTTTGAATGGTGGATGATTAATAAAGGAACTTGGAAACACCATAGTTCATGGGAAGTTGATGGTATCGATCAGATCTGGGGTAATATAGATGTTAAGTTTATTAAATCCTGGTACAATATACCATGTAATAAAATGATTTACTTACTTAAACAAAGAGAAATAACTAATGCATTTCTTTTCTGCGAGTGGCATAAGAGACCTCAACGTGTATTAAAACCTGGAGATAAAGTACAGGTTAATACTCTTGGTATCTTAGAATACTGGGAATTAATAGATCTAATTAAACCCTCTAAGTTTAACGGATTTTATGCAGATATTCGTAAGCATTTAAATCTAACACCCAACACTAGTAAGTTTGAAGTAGGCAATACAACATACGATCATAGAAGAAAGGAACAAAATGAAAACTAAATTTATGTTTGTAGATACAGATTCTATATTCTTTAAGATAGCTTATAAATCTAAGAATCAATCTGAGTTAAGAAAGAATTACAATAGCTTCTGTAATAAAATGAAGATGGAAGTATCAGATAAAATGGTTAATCCTTTTACTGATGAACTCCAAGTTCTATATGCAGTTAAAGGTACTGGAAATTTTAGAAAAGACTTGAGCCCTGATTATAAATCCCAGCGCCCCGAGTTAGATAAAGAAGTAAAAGATAAATTAAATTACTTACATAAGTATGCTGTATCTAAAGGCGCTATCCAAGCTGATGGCATGGAAGCTGATGATCTTGTTGCTATCTGGGCACATGAAGCGCTCGATAGAAAAGAAGAGTATGTAATCTGTGGTATTGATAAAGATCTATTACAGATACCAGGTCATCACTATAACTATGGTAAAGATACTTGGAAACTTATTAATGAAGAAGAAGCATTACATAATTTATATCTTCAATGTTTAACTGGTGATGCAACAGATAATATCCCAGGTCTTAAAGGTATTGGACCTAAGAAAGCTGAAAAGATATTAGCTGGCGTGCCATTAAGTAGACAATGGAATAAGATTAAAGCTACTTGGAAAGAGCATGGACAAACTATAAAACAGTTAGAACTTAGTCATAAGCTATTAAGAATGCTAACAACATGGATAGAATATGAAGATATTAAAACATACATTCAAGATCAAACCTCTGTCAGCAAATCAGATGACGTACAGGAACAAAGCAATAAAGCAGATCAAGTACATACAGTATCAAAATGAATTGAGAGCTCAACTTCTAGGGGTCGCATGGCCCTTTGAAGATTCAGATCTCCTGGAGTTTGAGATTATTGCGGGTGTATCTAATAAGATGGCAGATCTAGATAATGTAGTGAAGCCTGTGTTAGATACATACCAATATATCTTTGAAAAGTTTAATGACAATAAAGTTTATCACATAACATTAGATAAACATATAACAAATAAGGGTAAAGAATATCTCTATGTTAAAGTAGAAAAGTGGATAGACTCTTTACCATTAACAATAGTAAACGATAAAGAGTTATTAGAAAGGACAATTAATTATGAGTTACAAGCAGACAGCGTGTCCAAAGTGTGATTCATCAGATGCATTTACAATTTATGAAGACGGTGCATACTGTTTTTCATGTCAATATTCAACTAAGAAAGTAAATAATATGAATGACTTAGAACCTGTTGCTAAACCTAATAGCAGCATAACACTCGATGAAATCCATGAGTTAAATAGTTTTGCAATTACTTCTCGTGGTATAAGTAAACAAGTAATAGATCACTTCGGAATTAAGATGGCTGTAAATCCTGACGGTTCCGGTGGTTCACATTTCTATCCTTACACTAGCGAAGGTAAAGTGATTGCATTTAAAGAACGTAAGTTACCTAAAAGTTTTATAGCACATGGTAGCTTCACTAATATAGAATTGTTTGGTCAAGCAGTTAGTACCGGTGGTAAGACACTTGTAATAACTGAAGGCGAACTAGATGCATGTGCTGTAGCACAATGTTTCTTAGATAAATATAATAGAATCTTTCCTGTCGTATCGATTCCAAGTGCATCAGGTTGTAAGGTTGTACTTGAGCAGAGAGAATGGATTAGAAAGTTTGAATCCGTAATATTATTCTTTGATAAAGATGAAGCTGGTCAAGCAGCAGTACAGAAAGTTGCTAAGATAATTGGTGCTGGTAAAGTTAAAGTAGCTAAGCTATTAGAAAAAGATCCCTGTGATCAGCTACTAAAGCATGGCTCTAAGAGTTTATTACAAAGCTACTGGGATGCAGAAACCTGGTCACCCGCTGGTTTAGTAATGGGTGAATCAATATGGGAACAGTTTCAACAGCGACAAAGAACTAAGTCAAGACCTTATCCTAAATGTTTAGATGGATTAAATCAAAAGCTAAAGGGTATAAGACATGGTGAGATTACTTTGTTTACTAGTGGCACTGGCTCAGGTAAATCTACTATCGTTAAAGAAGTTGTATTAGATCTATTAAAAGATAAAGAAAATAAAGTAGGTTTAATATCTCTTGAAGAAAGTGTAGGTGATACAGCTGAGAAGTTTATTGAGATGGCACTGCAACAAAGGCTAGACCATTCAGAAGGTATGATGCTATCACAGGCTGAACTAAGACATGGCTTTGATACTGTATTTAAAGATGAGCGTTTAGTTTTGCTAGACCACCAAGGTTCTGTTGGAGATTCAACATTAACAGATAAGATAGAGTACATGTGTTTAATGGGTTGTAAGTATTTAATCCTAGACCACATAACAATCGCAGTTTCTGAAGGAGCTGAAGGTTTATCTGGTAATGAAGCAGTCGATAAAGTAATGAGTGACTTACTTAAGATTGTAAAGAAACATAACATATGGTTGTGTTTAATATCACACTTAAGGAAAGCTCCTGGAGGTGGTGCTTCTTTTGAAGAAGGTAAGCTAGCATCTATTGATGATATAAAAGGTAGTGGTTCTATCAAACAAATATCATTTGACATAGTAGCATTTGCTAGAAACCTAATCGCTGATAATGAAACTGAACGTAATACTATTAAGTTTAGAGTACTGAAGTCTAGGTTTACTGGGCTAACAGGTGCAGCAGGTTCAGCGGTATATAGTAATAAGACGGGGAGACTAACAGCTACTGAAAGTATTTTTACGGAGATCTAATGGATAAACAACAAAGATACGATGAGTTATATTTAGATATAGCTCAGAGAATTAGTGAGATGTCTCACGATACTGACCATAAAGTTGGAACAGTAATCGTTAAAGATAATAATATACTTGCCTTTGGATTCAATGGTATGCCAGCTGGTATGTCTAATGAATGCAAGCATCCTAATGGTAGCACGCTACCTGAAGTTATACATGCAGAAGCTAATGCAATATGTAAGCTAGCTAAAAGTACAGGGAGTTCGGAAGGTGCTACATTATATAGTACTCTTTCACCCTGTGTAGAATGCGCTAAACTCATAATGCAAAGTGGAATAAACAGAATTCTTTTTAGAGAAACGTATAAAGATGAAGCAGGTATATTGTTACTACTTAATAATAATAAAGAAGTGAAAGGAGTAAAATGGAGGAGCAGCTTAACTACTTAAAGCATAAGATAACTAAAGCGAAAGCTCATATTGCTTGTAGTCTTTTAAAAGAAACATCTTTAGAAGATCTTAAAGCATACCTAGTATTCTCAATGGATACTATACAACAACACTTTGCTCGTAATAGTATGAGAGGAAACAAATCATACCAAGGTGAAGCGAATCTTACGCACTTAAGCGTAGCGATTGGTACTCATATCTTAACAGAAATAAAATATTCTAATGAGGAGGACGCACCTTGGGATTGGTTTAGACTTCGAGTTATGATGGGGGATTTATTCTTAGAACCTTTCTATCAGACACATCAAATTAATATAGGTAAGACTAGGGATAATACATTTATTCCTGTAGAATCTTTAGACCGTAGTCTTAAGAGAAGTCGTGCACATTATATTGTAGTACCTGAGAAGTGGGATCTACTTGTGCCAGAAGGAAGTGAGAATTTATTAAGAGGTACTGTCTTTGAAAAGCCGGAACCAATTAATTCTTTAATGCAACCGACTGAGAGACCTGTAATAAAAGGATGGACACATGAAAGAAGTAAAGAGTTTAAACCCTACCTAGCTAACGGCTTTATTAAAAGCATGAATGTGTTACAACAAACCGAATGGAAAATCAATACCAAAGTTAGAGATGTTTTACTTCGTAACCGAAAGAAAATATTAAATCAGTATAAAGATTTTCCTAAGAAATATAAATCAAAGATAATAGAATTTGATTTAACACTAGCACGATCTGAATTGATAGGTGACCAACCATTTTATCAGTATGTAGAAGCAGATTACAGGGGTAGAGTATACTACACTACACCGTTCTTAAACTTCCAGGGTAATGATTTAGCCAGAGGCCAAATGCTTTTTGCTAAAGGTAAACCAATGACAGACGCAGGATTAAGAAGACTTAAGATTCATATAGCTTGCTGCTATAATGAAACTTATAGTAAAGATAATCTTCCTGGATGGTTAACAACTAACTACCTTCCTTACTTAAAGGATGAAGAGTTAGATGATATATCTGTAGATAAGATGACGTTAGAAGATCGTGAAGCATGGACCGATAATAATATAGAGAAGCTATTAGTTATAGCTGATAGAGAAGTGATCGATCCTAATGCAGAAAAACCTATTAGTTTATTAGCGAGTGTCTTAGAAATTAAAGATGCTTTAGATAAAGAAGAATATATTACTTACCTTCCTATTCCAATTGATGGTTCTAATAATGGATGGCAACATCTATGCGCAATGTCTAAGGACAAAGAAGCTGGAGAGTTAGTTGGGATTGTACCACAGGATATACAAAAAGATTTTTATGTACAGTGTGCTAAAGATTTAATCAAGAGAGTTCCTGATTGGTTTGAAGAAAGACAGATGCCTATGAAACATATACGTAAAGGTATAGCTAAACGCGGTTCCATGACTCGTGCGTACAGCGCAGGAGCACAGAAGATCGCAGAGAATATGTATCTTGACTGTCATGTAGAAGGGTATCTTAGGAAGTATAATATAACCGAAGAGGACTGTGAATTACTTGCTAAGCATTTAATCAAAGCAATAGATGAAGTTTGTGCAGGTCCATTACAAACTATGAAGTTCTTACAAAAGATAGCAGAAGCTGAGATAGCCTCTGAATATTCTAAGAATATCAAACAGAAATCTATAAGATGGACAACACCTTCTGGGTTTCCAGTTATCTATGAAGCATTCGTTGAGAATGAATTCAAAGAGAAAGCTATCATCAGCTGTAGTGAAAGGGAAGTTAAACCTATTCTAACTAAAGAAGATGGAAGCAAAGAGGAAACAGATACAATAAGAATACAACACGTCGGTAAAGAACCAACAGACAAACCAAAGATAAGATCTTTTATGTCTGGGATCTCACCTAACTTCGTGCACTCTATGGATGCTGCACATATGGCTAAGGTTATAGCTAAGTGGGAGGGGGATTTTGGTGCAGTACACGATTCATTTAGTGTACATGCCTGTGATGTAGATGAATTATTAGAACTTATTAAAGAAGAGTTCATAACAATGTATAGTTACTCTAACTTCTTTGAAGTCATTGAGAGAATGCTAGTAACGAACCCGGATAATTTTAACCACAACCAACCTAAGCTAGGCAGCTTAGACATTAGAGAGGTAAAGAACAGTGACTACTTCTTCGCGTAAGAACGATAAAGGAATACTTCCAGTACGATTAGGCTTGGAACCTGATAACAAAACCGCATTAAGCGAACTAGGAATGGACCCAGCTCTTGCTGATACCATGACTAGCGAACAATTAGATAAGTTAATAATTGAAAATGAATATACCGAAGGAATTGAATGGTATAAAAGTCAAGACCTAGAGAAAGAAGGTTATAAAAACATGGGTAACTGGAAACAGTTTGCTCTTAATAGAATTAAAAAGATGTAAATAAAAAACCCCTAAGAGTATCATAAGATATTCTTAGGGGTCTTTTTTTATTAGCTTGTAGAGAAATCGATATTATTTGACCAGCTTGGACCTAGCGCTCCTCTAACTTCTCTCTTACCTTCTCTAACATTTTTCTTAGAAGCTGCTACACTTTCATCAATTTTAATATGACGGTTGATTGTTTCTAATAGCTTAGCTATCTGCGGACCTGATAATTTTCCAGTACTATTTAACTGTGCTATAATATCTTGAGCTACATCTTTTTTATTCTTAGCTAATAGACTTGCTTCTGATTCACCAGTAATTGCAGCAAGATTATAAGCATCCATACGACCCATTTTAATTGCACCAAGTTCTTGTTGTATATCAATTGCCGTATCAAATGCTACCCTACCTAAACGCTTGTTCCAATCTTTTAAAGTTTCTTTACCTCTTCTATAAGTTTTCCCTCTAAAAGTAGCTTCAGTTGCATCTCGATTCCATTTCAATCTTATATTTTTCTTAAGGAATCTAACTAAATTCTTATAAGGGTGGATCGGACCATACTTATTTTGATACTGATCACCTGTAAATAATTCATAGAACTTTGCAAAGTCTTGCTGCATATCATATACTTTATTATCTTTACTAAGTTCTTCTATTTTCTTTTTACGTAAACCATAATACCAATTAAAGATTTTATCTGCAACATTCTCATTAATAATACTGTCTCGATGAATTTGATTTGCTATTTGTTTAACTGCTTTTAGACTTCCTGTATCTCCTATAAAAGCATCATAAACTTGAAAAACAAATGGTCGACCTACAATTTCTTCTTTACCATCTTTTATTCTTTTCATCTTTGCACCATTATTAAGTGCAGCTTTTTGAATCTGATCCCAGTAGTTTGTAGTTTTAAATTCAGCGTTTCCGTATTTATCTCTGCCTGTAAACTTAACATTATTAAAGACGCCCTGAGTTATATCAGGATCATATCCTTGTATCATAGCAGCTAAAATTCTACTTACTGTCCAGCCACCGATCTCATCTTCACCTTCAGTCCACCTTCTTATTGCCTGAGCCGAGGCTTCTCCTTTATAACTCCAGTCTTTTATAAGTCCAGATTTAGGTAAAGCATCTTGATCTCCTTCTTGTTTAGTAATTTTATATTGCATATCTTTATCTGGAGTAAACTCCATTCCAGCAGAGCGTACTGTTATTCCTGTAGGTTGATCCCATTCAATCATCTCATTTAAGAGTACTGATTGCCAAGCAATACTTTTTATAGTATCCATTGTATCAATTGTATGACCATCCATATTTGCATAGATAGAATCAACCATTAAGTTATGCAAGAAATCTACGACAGAAGGTAGACCTAACTTATTATTTGCAGCAGCTTCCCTAATCTTTGGATTTAAATCAACTGTCTTTTGAACATGCTTCTTTAATAGCATTTTATTTTGGCCATATCCCATAGTCATAGGAGATTTCTTTAAGAAATTTGTTCTATCTTTAAGAGCTTCTGTTAATATAAAACCTAAAGCATCTGCTGAATTACTACCAACCTTTCCTCGCCAAGCATCGCTCTGATTTAATCTACCGAACTCATCTATCATAGTATTAGCCATAGCATCTCTTAGATCTATGTATTCATCTGATGACATTCTTTCAGCAAGTGGGATGGAAGTTATCATATCACCACGTTTAGTCATATTTAAACTACCAAACTGTGCACCCATTGTTAAAGTTCCATGTGTCTGACCATCCATTTCCCATGACTGAGTGTCTACAAACTGCTGACCATTCTTTTTAGCATCTGTATACTTTGCTAAAGCCATTAAGTAATCACCTTGTTTTATACCTTCATGTTCATACTTAGCTAAGTAAGCTCTCAATGGTTCGCTTATAGTATTCCCTTTAAACTGTTGTATTAATGCACTTCTAATTTGACGGCCTTGTCCACTTGTTGCATTTTTAATTTGACTTAAGTAAGAACCAATTACTTTCTTATCAATTGATTGGTTGAATCTTATTAACTCATTTCCCCATGCTACATACTGATTCCATAATCCTTCGTTAGGATTTTCTCTGGCCTGTACTTCTTCTTCTGCAAAGCGTCGTAGTCTTTCTTCAGTAGGCATACGACGACCTCTATCTCTTTTCCAACTATAAGTATTTGATATTTTCGGATCTTCAAACAGACGAGCATACATTCCTTCTTGCCAAGCTTCTTCTAATAAACTATTAGTACCAGGTTTCCAGATAAATTTGTTTTGTCCGCTAACCACGTTCCTAATCATTGAATGTGATTGAGGATTATAAAGAGTTTGTTGTGCATGCATTCTGCCAGTTAATAACTGCAGTGCATAAGTTAAATACTTAAGTCCTCCTCCATCATATCTTAGCATAGCCTCTGCAATATTTACAGACTTCTCTCTTTCAAGTCTAAAGATTGTTCTAGGTTGATAGTTATCTGCAACCTTTTGTGCTACATTTATTTCTTCTTGAGATACTGCTTTAGGATCAGCAGTTCGTCGTCTTTTAAGATCATCTACTCTTTCATGTAAAGCATTCTTTTCACTTTGTAAATCATCAAATTTACTTCTACCGATATTAAATATATCTGCATAATAATTTCTTTCATTATTAGGTTCTACATACTGATCATACCTAGCTTCATTAGGATCCTGTTGAATTCCACCACCATGTGCTAAGGCATATGCATAAAGACCTGCACTTAATGTTGATCTATTAACATCATTATCCATACCAACAAGATTTTGATTAGCCATTGCATTGAAAGCCATCGTCGTATCACCAATCTCTTTAGACATCCAGGTTGTCATTCTCCTGGTAATCATCCCACCTTCACCAGCAATTACACCACCGTTAGTTGAAAATTTCTGAGGCTTAACTTCTGTTGCATCAAATAAACCTGTAAACAATCGATACATATCTTCATAGAGACTAGCTCCCTTAGGAGTAATAACATATTCTACTGTTAACTTATCTGTACCTCCTGCCTTAGGTCTTCTTAGTAAACCATTTATTGGATCAGCTTCTGCTGAGTTAGCTTTGTAATATAACTCTTTAGCTCTTGAACCTAAATGAATAAAGACTTCTTTATTTATATCTTTTATATCATCCATATAAGCATCAGGATCTGTTTGTCCTGTAGTTAATGCTTTAAATCTCATGTATTCTCTATAAATATCTTTGCCAACCTGTTCAAGGCCATCACTCTTTCTAACTACATATTCTTTTACTTGCTGTTCTGCCTTAGGATCATTCTCCCTAGGTCTAGGAACTTTAGTATCAGCATCTTCATCAATTATTATATCTGCTACTTGCTGATCTAGATCTGTTGCAAACATAGAAGTAACAAAAGATTGTTCAGCATTCAATACCATAATGTTAGAGAGCTCAGGATCAACAGCTATCTGTCCTTTTGTATCTAAGTAACCTGCTCCTAGAATATCTAATACAATATTAGTTAAGTTAGTATTTAAAGTATTATCACTCTTACGTATAGGAGCTGTTGCAGATTCAACTTCTTCCGTACCAAATATAAAACTCTCTCTTACTCCTGGGGTTGGAGTTCCTATTCCAGAGGGCTTTGCGGCTTGTGCTACTTTCCAATTCCCACCTATAGTAGGATCGAAGAGAGCTGCACGCTGAGCTTGGTTTACCTGTATGTTCATGTTCTGTGCTGTTCGTGCAGCAGTTGTTCCCCACCTAGATAATGCATCAATAAAAAGTTTACCTGCTCGGCCAGTAGCTCTCATCTCTAAAGCAGATTCTTCAAGAACTTTACGTGTTAAAGCAGGTCTCTTTATTTTTAAACCAGCTGATTCATACTTTCCTAATAATCGATTATCTATTTTTAGTTGTTGTAACTTCTCATCTTGCGCAGCCTGGTCATCACCTATTCTTGCAGCAAAAACAGGTTCACTTAATCTTGCAGCTAATTCTTCTGGTGATAAGTTGGCAGTTGCATCTACTTGTTCAGCAACAGGAACCTCCTCTAAACCAGTAGTCGGAGCAGTACCTAAGTCAGGAAAAGCTGCAGCCACTTGCTCAGCGGCTTTCATTCCTTCAAGCTCACCTTCTAATTGTTGTTGTACGTTCGCACCCTTTGCTCTAAGTCGATCCTCCTCAGTTCTTGCTAGAAGATCTTCATGAGTTCTCATTCCGATATTCTTTGCTAAGCTTGCTATTCTTTTTCGTTCTTGTAATACAGCAGAGGGTGTTGTGCTTACCCCTACCGCTCCTGGTATATTAGTTTGTACCATTTATGTTCTCCTTAACTTTCAAATACATCTGCAATTTTTTGTGAAGCCCATCTATTAGTCTGGTTAAAAGGACCAGTTAATGGTCCTGTCTTAAATAATTTATAAAGACCTGGCTGTATACTACTGTCTGTAATAGCTCCTTCAACTAATTGTGTAGCACCTGTCGCTGCTCTTGTTAAGTTAGATATAGCAGCAGCTTCTCCAGATATTCCATGAAAAACTTCTTCTACTATATTACTAGAAGATGTTTCATAGATAGGAAAGAAAAAGTTTAAAGGTCTCTCACCTACGCCTAGCATACCTGATGCACCTAAACCTCTCTGTAGTTTTTCCATATGATCTAAGTAAGGACTGGACTTTCCATACTTTAATAAATCTTTTAAATGTTGTGCAGCAAATCCTAATGCAATCATCATTGTCATAACAGCAAAAGCATTATACTTCATTGCTGGTGTACCACGTCTAACGTAATCACCCCACAGTCTAGGAATATGATTTGCTGTAAAGGTTGCAATGAAACCTTGGAACTGTGTGAACATTGCTAAGTGTGGATTCTGATAGAACAACGGTCTGTTCGCAGTACCAGGTAATGCAACAGCTTCATTAATAAAATTGAATTCAGCATTAGCAAATATTCTTTCAAGCCTCTCATTATTTCTTCTCATATTAAGAATATATTCTTCTCTTGTTTGATCAGCTGGTTTTGTAATAGGTAAACTATCTATCTCTAAAAGTTCTTCTATATTAATTCCTAAGTTTCTTAGATGCTCTTCTGATTCTTGTACTTCATTATCATATACCGCACCACTATTTCTTTGTTCTCTTATAATACCTAAGTGATGCATAATAAAATCAGCAGCTTGCGCACCCCTTAAGTTACGATTAAGATCTGTCCATTGCTGTAAGAATATTATTCTAAAATATTTATCTAGAAAATATCTTGAAGCAAATGTATTTTCTGTAGCACCTGTAGTTTGCGCTGCACCTGTATCCCAAGTAAAATAACCTAATCTTTTTAAACGTGCTTGTGCTTTTTCTTTAGCAAGCTGTCCTTCAACTGATGTTGCAAACTTAAAGTTGGGTGTTGCGGTTGTCATTGTTTTCCAGATACCATTTCCAAATTCTACAGCAGTATCTTTTATAACATTATTTATTTGTTCAGGACTAAGCGCTCTTACAATCATCATGTACTCTACAAAAGAAGAGATCGTAGCCATCGGTAAACCTGCAAGGGTTGTCCATACTAATAGATTCTTTTGTAAGTTAGCGACTTCAGGACTTGCTATCTTCTTATAGTTACCTGATTCACCATCAAGATAATCTTGTATGAAAGCAGCATGAGCATTTCCTTCTTCTCTAGTTATCTCACCGCTTTCTATTGCCTGCTCTATACCTTCATTAAGAATTTCATTGTTATCCCCTAGAAATCTTTGATAAGTAATATATCTTGCAGCAGACTTAGCAGCATTAGAAATATTTATAAACAAATCCTGTTCCATCCACTTACTTAAGACAGGATCGTCTGCCATATTTAATCTTCTTTCTCTATGTGCAGAAGGAATATGAACTCCTCTCCCAACTTCAAATAAAGAATCTTCATCTACAAGTTCATCATTATCTAGGATAGCTTGTGTTAATTTCTTAGCATCATCTCTAGTATATCCTTTGTCCATCAGATCTCTTATAAATCCTTCCCGATCTTTTTCAATCTTAACTTTATCTATCGATCTATATCTTCCAATGTAGTTTTGAATAAAACCAACACCAAACTCTTTGCCTGTATCACTCTCTCTATTTGGTGTACCATCAGCATTAAAGTAATGAAGTCTTGCATTTTTTTTATCTTTAAATAATCTGTTACCAAATGTGTTAAGGCGTTTTGTTATATTAATATAGAAGTCTCTATTATTTCTTATCACTTCAGGGAATTTATATTCACCAGTACTAGGATCTCTAGCATCAAAATCTACTTCATCAATAGGAGTTTCTTTAATTATTTGAAAGAAATCATAGATATGCTTAGAGATTTGTAGTTGATTAATTGTTTTGTATCCCAATGCTTTTGCTACAGAAGCTGCACTAAAACTTGCCATATCAGGATTGCCATCAGGTAAAACTCCAACTTGAACTTCGCCTAATTGATTTTTAAAGAATGCTAATGTATTGTGCTTAAAGTTTTCAAGAGCTTCCCCTGAAAATACAGGGTGTAAGAAAGCACCAAGTCCTGCTGAATACTTTCTAACGCTAGGTGCTTTAAGATTGGACTCTCTAAAGAATTGGACCGGAGCTCCCTTCCATAATATAGGGAAAGCTCTAGCAGCATCTTTAATCTTTTGCCAAACATCTCTAGCCTTAAGTTGTTTCCTACCTAACTGTTTCTTCTCATCAAAGCTAGTTACTTCTTGTAGTTCTCTAATCCTTGCTTCAGTATTCTGTCTTACTTCATCTGAAATCCGAGGATCTGCTAATTGTAATTGAAGAGTTTCTAGCTCAGCTCTAGCTGTAGCTTCTCTATGCTGTGCATCTTTTTTAAGATCAGTAAAATTACTTTGGATTGTTGGAGCAGGTCCATGTGCATAATGCTGTTTTATATCACCAACCTTTACACCTTCTGGTAGAGTATCACCTTCTTCCCAGTAAGTATGTAGATGTGCATCCTGTTCTTTTTGCATTCTACTTTCTTCAGACTTTCTCCAATCTTCAGCTGGAGATTTTCTAACTTGAACATCTGTCCATGCTCCTACATCATAAGCTGTTCCAGGTACTGAGAATGCAGAACCTAAAGTTCCACCTGCTATGAAAGCATTAACCATTCTATTGTGAAGTTCTACTGTATCAAATGGCCGGTCACTACCTAATGTCGCTGCCATGTATTGAGTAAGTTCCTGTCCTACTTCTGTTGAGGATTCTATACCAAATCCAACACCAGCTCTAGCAGCAAAAGCCCTTAAGATATTTCCATACTTCAATTGTTCCTTAGCAACATTAGCTGCGTTACCTACTAGCTTAGCAGCTTCCATTCTTGTCATCCTAGCTACAGCACTTCTTGCTTCAGCAATTGTCATACCCGCCGCTACATTTACCGGTTTATTTTTAAATGCTTCAGCCATTGCTTCACGATACCTAGGACTTAGCAACGTACCTGTCATCTTACCCATTAATAAATGAATACCTAAACGATCAAGGACTGCCATTGTAACACCACTAGCTACTGCTAAGGTTGCACTTTTATTATCGCCTTCCATATCATTCCAGGTCATACCAGTATACATCGAGACAGGTGCCATCATACTTGCGCCAGCTAATCTAGCCATACCTACACCGGTTGCCGAAGCTAATGCAGCTCCTCCAGTCATTGGAGATAACAAAGCGCCTGCTGCTGTAACTCCCATGTAAGGAAGTGAGACAGCTAGCATATTTCCAGCATACTCAAAGAATCCCCCGACACCATCTACATCCCATTCATTATCAATCACCTTACCATAAGGATCTAGAACAGGTTTAAGTATATTTAATTTTAACTCAGGCTTAGTTGCAAGGTATTCTCTTTGTCTTTTAATACCTGCTTCTCCTAGATTTTCTAACCAATTAAATCCAGTCTTCTCACCGATTAATTCAGCAGCTCCATATAAACTTTCTATAACACCGGTCCATCCTACATCAAAAGAATCAGACCAAGGATGAAGTGATTTGTTATCAATCGTTCTATCCGCATGCCTTTGCTGCACACGATAGTTAGAATACTTGGCAGCTTGTGATAGCCTCCAAGCATAAGCACCTTCTGATTCTCCAGGTTGTCTTGGAGCTTTTAACTTAGCAAGTTCAGTTTCATTTAAAGCTGCCTTTGCAAACTCGGTATCATACCACTGTTCAGATTTAATTGAATCATTTAAAGCAATAGCAGATTTTTCATAATCATTTAAAGATTGCTCAGAGATATTTCTTTGAGATCTCTTTGCCATACCATATTGATACTTATCAATCTCTTCTTCAGAACTATACCTGCTTAACTTATTAATACCATAACGGCTAAGTGTTTCTGTAAAGTCTCTACCATACTCATCAGTTAATCTAACAAGCTGTCGACCATGAACATCTAACTTAGGAGAACCATCTGGATTTGTAAGATACTTTACATTATTATATCCAAATTGACTTGCAAGACTTTGGATTTGTTTGTATGCTTCTAATCCTCCAGGAGTTCCAGGTTTAAAGTAACCTGATTCCATAAGTCTATTAATTTCTGGAGCGCTTAAACCTTCTATCCTAAGTAACTTACCTTCTTCATTTACTAATGTATCTCCATCAATAAATGTATGACCACCACTTCCTGTTATAGGTTTAGGTACTTCAAGAGTAGGTATATCTATCCTAGGAAGATTACTAAAGTTTGCCATATTAAACTCCTATGGTTGTAGTGATGTACCAATATCTGCAATCTCATTTTCTATTATTGATTCAGCAAATAAACCGAACGGTGTGTATGCAGCATTCTTTTTTTCTTTAGCCATCTTCATAAATACTTCTCTCCAAGTTTTCTTTTTCTTAGGATCATCTTGAAAATCTTCGTGAGCTTCCTCCTTCCATTGCGCAGCAATCTCTGCCCAGAATATATCAGATTTAGCAGCAGTATATACTGATTCAATTCTCTGTTGGATTCTTACTAGATCTTCATTAGTCATAGTTCTTTCTTTACCATCGACTGTAGCTTTTACAGGAGAAGGTAGTGGACGCATCTTACCATCTTTATCTTTGTACATCATATTCTCAAGACGAAGTTTGATAGTTGCATCTTCTAAGAAAGGAATAAGAGAGCTATGTAATACTGCATCTTCGTCATCTTCTAAAAGTTTCTGATTAGCAGCAATCAATGCAGCATAAGCATCATCTAATGGCTGAAGAAATTTACCAGGTGGGATGTCTCTATCAAATAACCATTGAGCAGTCTCACCAGCTATTGCATCAGGTATAATACCTGGAGTACTTCCTCGACCACTACGGTATACAGTCTTCTTATTATCTTTAGATCCTGTAGTATGCTTATCTCTTGCTGTATAAATACCAGTTAAAACTTTATTAACTTGTCCTATTGTTTCAAGAGATACATCAATCACATTCTCATCTGACCAACCAGACCCAACCCTTAACTCAGGCTTAAGACCATTAATATCAAAAGACCAGTAAGTAATATCATCACCTGCAGTATTCTTTACCTTAAATTCATAGGCCATCATTTGTCCTAGCTCTTTATGGTATTGCATTTCTTTTTTACCTGTAGATCTAGGAGATGCCCCTATTCGTATAAGTTTAGAAGGATCTTTTGTTTTCTTAAATTCAGCGAGAGAATCTTTCGTATACAAATGAGAGTTAGCCAGTATCCATTTATCCATCTGAGCATTCTTCGCATCAACTCTCTTAAGATATTGCTTAGCAACAAAACCAATACTACCATCATGATTATAACCTAAAGCTCTTGAAGCTAAATAAACTGCGATCGCTCTACCTATTTCTCCACCATCTATGAGATCTCCGAATAGGAAATCAAACATTTGTCTGGTCTTAGATACTTCAGGATCATTATCATCTTTGTTTTCTTTTTCATCTAAAACTTTCTGACCCTGCTCTGAGTCTAGCTTAGCTTTTATTTCAGCTTCAGTTGTATTGTCAATTTTACTACCAAGTTTTGCTAATTTATTTTGAGATTCTGTTTGTACTTCAGCTGCTTTAGCATCAATACTTTTTTGTATCTCAGCTATCCTTCCTTTAATTGCTTCTTTATATTCTTCAGGAAGACTAGGATCATTAAGTCTTGCTTTCAATTCATCAATCGTAGCTTGCTCATCTGCAATTAAATTACGAATCTCAGCATCTTTAATCCACTGAGGCTCTCCTCCAAACTGTGGAGCAACATCTTTATAAGTATCAAGTATCTTGTGTCCAGATTTCGCAGCATCTAATTTCTCTTTTGCTTTCTTTACATATGCTTGCTTCGCTTCAAAGTCAGGATCATTTGGGTTAGATAGCATAGCTGTATTCACAGCATCTTTATATTCTGCCTCTAGCTCTGCTATATTTCCTAGCTCAAGGTTTTCTCCTATTGTATAAGGATTAGCTTCTAGCATTGTCGGAACAAATCCGCTAGGTCGATAGTCTTCTCTACCATCTCCAACTGTAATCTCTTCTCCTGGCATTACAGGTATTTCTCCAGTATCATGTTCACCAAAATTATAATCTGTAGGAGGAGGAGGTATGTTATAGGCAGGAGAACCTGCTATTTCATCTTGAGCCATTTGATCATATGCACTTGTAAATGTAGGATCACCTATAGGATTATCACCAGGATGTTTACCAGCATAAGGAATATTTATAGTATCTAATAAATCACTATGAGGAGGTATTGCTCCTTGTCCAGAACCAATTGATCCATATAGATTTTCTATAAGGTCTTCAGACTTAGGTACATTCTGCATTACATTAGGATCTATTCCTGCTCCTCCTAGATCATGTGTATCTAAATGATAATTTGTAGATGGATTAAAGCTATCAACATTCTGAAGAATCTTTTTATCTAACTCTTTCTGAAATCCACGATCTACTCTGCTAGGAATTGGTACACTTGGAACTGATGCACTTGAAGTACTAGGAACATCAGGATAAGAATAAGGATATTTATATGTTATACCAGCTTCATAATCCCAAGGATTAAATACACTTGGTTCTACAACATCTTCTATCTCTTGCACATCTCCTGGTACTAATGCAGCAGGAGGAATAATCTTTTCAGGTTCTGTATATACATCTGGAACAGGTCGCATAGCTGTAGGCGCATAACCTAAGTCATCACCATCTCCTCCACCTGCACCTGATCTATACACAAGATTCTCTGCTCCAGGAATTACATATCGATTTAAGTATGCTTCAAGTTCATCATCCTGTAAGTCAGCAAGATAACGTGGAACTTCTTGTCCCATAAATGCATGGACTACTCCACCATCTTGCATTCCTCTTTTCTTTAACTCTTTATCATAATTAAATTTAGCTACAGTATTTTCTTTACCGCGGTGATTAGGAAAGAGCCAATTAAAAGGATTGAAAGGACTGGGATTAACTTCTGGTATTTCAACCTTTGGTTTATTTAATTCTTTCCATTGAGCTTGAGATGCTTCTATAGCTTGCTGTAAACTTGGATCTATTTCATTACTTGGTTTAGGAATAGGAAGATCTGGCATTGCTGATTGAGGTGTTATAAAATTTTGAAAGTCCACTACTCTTGTAGGAGATGTCTTATACCAATCAGTTTCACTATGAACTTTATCAGGAGCATGCTTAAAGAAATTATATTGTGCTTGCTGTCTAGCCTTAGCCCAGTCTCCAGCTTTAACAGCCTTCATTGTTTCTAGCATTGCAGCTTGATTAGGCTGCCCCATTTGAAATGCCATATTAGCTAAACCAAATTGTTGTTTATCAGATAATTTTCTCCAAGTATCTGTCCCTACATTTCTTTGAGCTGCTGCAAGAGCTATAGCAAAATCCTCTTCAAACTGTCTGTTAGCTGCAGCTTCATCTGCGAATGGACCTTGCACTCCTCCTTGACCATACTTTTCAAAAGTGTATTCGTCTATTGGTAGTAAATGCCCGATGCCAGAAGTAGGTTCCCATTCTTCTTTACGATAAGGTTTTTTAGTAGGAGAATATACATCAAGTCTTACTCCACCTTCTCTGCTTTTTAATAAGTCTTTCCATTCTTTTAATAGCTTACCTTCACTAGCATACACAGGAGGTGCCTGATCAGGACTCATATTACCATCTTGAATCTCTCTACCTATATCATTCATCTGTTTAATCTGTGGTCCAAATAAATCAGTAGCTTCTTTGTTAACAACGAATTCTCCAGGAGTAAGCCAAGCCGGTACAGTATCAGATCCCTTTGGATCGCCTGGATGATTCTCAGCTAATCCTCCAACAGCTTCATACTGAGGAATACCAGAGTTCATAGGAGGAACCTCTAAGTTATTACCATCAGTTTCAATTTCCAAAGATCTCATGTTTCCATACCGATCCTTTTGAGTAGTTTTATATTTCATACTAAACTCCTAGTTCTTGTATTCAATCGTCTCTTTCTTTTCTATCTTAACAGACTTGTTATTTGAGAGTGGACCAGTCATTCCACCATGTTCTTTGTGCTGTACGTTACCACCTTTATTAAAAGGAATGCTATCATCTTTTGAAATTTCGTCCCATACTAGATCTTCTGGTTCTATACCAAACATACTATCTTCTAAAAAGTCTTCGTAGTCAGGACCTCTATAGCCATCCCAAGCACCAGCGCCATGTCCTATAGGAAAAGTATACATACCTTCACCAGCATACTGCGGGGACAGAGGACCAACTCCTCCACCTTTATTAAACAAACCAAACATCTTAGCACCGAATAAAGCGGGGAGAGCCCAAGGTGCAGCGGCTGCCATCATACCTGGAGCTAATCCTGCAGCAGCAGGAGCAGCAGCACCAGTAGCTGTTAGTCCACCCATATAACTAGCTGGCGCAGCACCTGTACTTGCTAGCTGAGCTGCTAATTTAGGTGCAGCACTACCAG